TCTCTGATTTGCTCCGGTGACTTTTCGCCCAAAGTGATCAGCGTGCTAGCAATCGCACCAAGTGCAGGATTTACAAACCCCGCCAATTGTGCAACGTCCAAATTTGCAACAGCGTCTACAATACCCGCCGCTGCATCGAGTTGATCTTGCCTTGCTTGCCTTGCCGCTTCGTCTGCGGCTTTTGCTGCATCCTCTCTAGCCTGTGCCAGTCGCTTCTCGGCTTCAATTAGCAACTCTTGCGCCTCTGTAGTTCCAAATCCCGCAATTTGTAGATCCAATATTGCATTTTCTAACTCACTAACTGTCTTTTCTGCTGCAAGTATTTCGCTGCTAACACCTGAAAACTCTGCGCCTATATCCTCAATCAGTTGTAAGGCATTCGGCACCGCTTTATTTAAGTCCAAAAATAGATCAGCGGATCTATCTGCGGCTTTTCCTGCCCCGTCGATCGCTGTTGCTAGATCGTCAACAGGTGGGCGGGCTTCTTTTGCGCCGTCGCTAACTCCAGCGAGTAGAACATTCAAAAACTCTTCAACATCTTGCGCCCCTGTACGACCCCCAACGCCTCTCCCTGTCTCCCCTGTGAAATCTACAGCGCCGAGATTTGTTGTGATGTCTGCAAGGGTGGAAACGGCATCTTGTACGCTTCTCGCTCCTGTTGAGAATGCATTGAATGTCTCATTGCTTACAATACCCAGTTCACGCAACACAAGCGCAGTATTTACAATCTGATCTGTAACGAGTCCAAACGTAGCATTTACAAACGATGCAAAGCCCGGCAGAGCCTGTTGAAAGAATGCAATAACATCATTCCCCGCAACCTTTAAGGCGTTGCCTAATTGCTTGAATTGCGCTTCATTCTCTGCTACAAAATCCTGTAATGTTACAACAATCTTGATCGCCTGTAAAAGTTTGTCATTGAAAAAGTCAACACCGCCCACAGCATTAACAAAACGCTGCTGCAGTCCCTTTACAACGACATTCAAAAAGGCGAGTTGCTCTTGAAAGCGTGCGGCTGCTGCGCTTGCCTGTGGTCCTGTCTCGACTCCGTACCGCTCTGTAATTGCAAGGAAGTTTTCAAAGTCTGACGTTGCGCCAAATGCTTGCAAGAACTGCCCCGCCTGTCGCCCCAACAACAAAAAGCCTTCAGTGGCTCTCTCTGTTGGATCTTCGATGCCTTGCAATGCTCTTGTAACGTCGATCAGTACTGTGTCGGCGCTTTTAATGTTGCCCTCTGCATCTGTGAGGCTGATACCTAGACGAGCGGCGGATTCACTGGCACGGCTAGCCCCTGAAGCGAGATCGGCAAATAGACGGGGAAAGCGTCCGATAAATGCAGAGGCTGCTTGTGCTGATTGTCCCGATCCTTCAAAGGCTGTAATCACTGCTTGAATACTGCCAGCCGTCAAACCTGATTGAGCACTGAGATCATTCAGTTCGTTGACATTGTCGACAACTTGCCGAGAAAAGTTAAAGGCGGCTTTTTGTGCATCAATATACGCCGATCCAAGTGCGCCCACAGTGGCGATAGTCCCAACAGCCACAGCGCCGATCCCAGCAATAGCACCCGCCGCCGCAGCGCCTGCAACTTTTAACCCTTGAAGGCCTCTGCTTGTCTGCTTGCTCTGTTGCTCTGTGCTTTTCAAGCCTTTATTAGCATCCCTTGACTCTTCGCCTACTTTGTCAAGGCTTTTGCTAAGTTGATCCGCCTCTTTTGCCGTTCCATCAAGTGCAGCCTGTGCGCCCTTTGCATCTACTCTAAGAACATATTGAACTACTGTATCAGCCATCTTTTGATCCTCTGTTATGCGCCTATCATAGCCGATTATATCAAGAGTAGCACAGAAGAGATTTTCATCCTATTATATCAATAAGATCAGTCAGTGAGACAGTCGGCTGCACGCCTGTCTTCTTGTATCGCTTCAATAGGCGATTCATGCGAGCGCCTCTGTGCTTGATACACTTGAGGCAGATCATCAAATCAAACCAGTCTAACTTTGCGATCTCACTGGGTAGCGTGCCATAAATGCGAGCAATGATGTCTATGATGTGGAAATACTCCTCACTGTCTGCGAAAGGTTTGCAGCCGTTTGACCGCTTCCCCCTGTCCTTTGAGTGCTTTGTCAAGAATCGCAGTACGGTCTTCTTTTGATAGCATGCCAATCCAAAGCATATTACGCTCGGGATTCTGCTCTTGTTGTGTGAGTACAATCTGTATCCGCTCCCACTGTTGATCGTCGCCCGCTCTCTTAGCCTGTGTGACACATTGCGCAATGATATGATCTTGACTCTGTGCGATCTTTTCTATTTGCTCAGGACGGATCTTAGCAAGCATCTTGTAAGCCTGATCGAGTGTGTCTTCATCAGGATCGTCTTGTAGTGCCTCTGACATCTTTTGAAATCGACTGATCTCGCCTGTACTGGCTAGCGCCTGCAATAAGAGGGAGTTTGCAAGACTTGCCTTTTCAATCTCAGCCGGTGACAGTATGCGCCCCTTGATCAGCAACTGCCCCGCAAAGATCTCCAGTTCAAACTGACTAACTGACTGCACTTCTTGTAAAAAATCTTTCAACATAGGATCTCCGTTGTGTGTTGATTCTCTCGATAGTTTAACGGATCGGGGATCATTCATCTCATAAAAAATACATTTATTTGGTATTATTTTGTGTAAATATATTGACATATGGAAAAGATAATTGTATTTTAATAATGTACACAACAACAACGGAGCACAAAATGAATACGGTCACTTTAAACATCGGAACAAAACTACAAAATGAATTTGGAACTTGGATTGTAACTAACATTACGCATTTTGATGGCGATATGTGGTATGACATTCGGGGCGAGCACGGAGAAATTGTTTTGTATCCATCACAGATCAAATATTACACAATCATTGATTAATCAATCAACTCGGGCGGCTTCGGTCGCCCACTTACAACAACGGAGCACGAAATGAACAGACAACAAGCAAAGCAACTCGGACAGGCGATCGGATTCTCAATGTGTGGATTGATGACATACTTGATCGGCTGGTCACTACTTCGAGCGCTGGCAATGACAGCACTCTAAAACAAAAGACCGCACCCCAACAACAACGGAAAAGGGGTGCGATCAGTATGTCAAGATACAAGAGCAGTTTAACAGGCTGCTTTTGTTGTGTCAAGCGTTAAGGGGTATCGCCGTACAATCCATTTGCTGAGCCGTTCTTGATTTCAATAGTCAATCCGGCGTTTGTAGCGTTTGCTGTGCCTCTGAATGTAAATGTGCGCTCTACACGTCCAAATGCTGTGATATTGTCGTTGTAGTCCTCAATGGTAGCGTTTGACAGTGTCATTTTAAAATGGTGATTCGTGTCGGCTGTACGTGTGAACTGTAAAGACACGTCGTCTTGAGTGCCAGCAAGTGATGCATTGTACAGTGTATTATCTGTTACGTCACAGGTCACAGTCATTGTAACCTCACGCAGATCTGTGAATACTGGCTCGCCTGTCAGTTTTGAGCCGAGCAAGTTGCGGCGATCAATGGCGTTTGATAGTGTCAGTTCAAAAGATCGGATGTCTAGTGACGTCGGAGAGAATGAAGATCCAAGACTCAAAGATCCAGCCTCAAAGTGTAAAATCTCATCATGGCTCGGAAAGTCGCTTGTGATATTGGTTGTTCTAGCGCTTGCATCTTTGCCAATCAAATCGAACGAGATCGTCATTTCTGATCCGGCTTCAGCGCTGATCGTCATGGTGTTGACTTTCATGCCGGTGAAATCTTCCATACTGTTTGCAAGATTTGTACCACGTTGAAACTGGATACTCAAGGAAGGCAACGAGGCGGCGGGTGTGTACGTGTGTGTATATGGTGCCGATCCGCCTGTTGTGGCAAGTGCGCCGAGTGCCGCTTTAATTAGTACCCCGATCCCGTCATAGTATGCTGGAATGTCGATCGAGCCGCCTGCATTTCTAAAGCCTTCAAAAGTACCGGACTGCATCCCGCTTGTGGGTACAGATAAATGTGTTGTGCGCTCTCTTTCCTGTACGATTTGGAGAGTGCTGCTGATCATTTTGATGTCTTGATGATTGGAGCCACTGAAGCCGCCGCCCCAACTGGCCTCTTCTCCGACTCGGAGAAATGAATTTTGTGCGAATAGAATAGACATGATTGCCCCTATGGTAAAAGATTAATTACTCTCAAAATAGCACGTATTTGAAAGAGTTGTCCTAGTGTTGTAGAGATTTGGATTGCTATAGCGTAATCTGTGCCACTGTCGCCCGCTTTATATGTGGCCCTGACAAATCCATTGCCGAGTCTTGTGCTGGCTATGTCATAGCGTGCACTAGCATCTGAGCCGCTGCTGTCGTATGAAAACACCTGCACATAATCGATCCCCTCTTCATCGTTGCGCTCATTATATGGGCTGATCCGTTTTGCAAAGTTTTGATTGATTAAGAAATACACGTGTACTTCATCAGTAGACGCCTTGATAAACGACTGCACAGGGCTATCTAGGGCGCTTTGACTGGCTTGCTGACTTACTACCCTTGAATGTGGTGCTGAAAGCATTATAAACCCATTCTTGGCGCTTGTAATGGTTACGCTTGTGCTGTGGTCTGTCGTTTCATTTGGCTGAAAGAAATACACATAAGCAACAGCAAAAGAATCGTCGTTCTTAATGCTCAACCCGTCGATCTGTAGTGTTAATGTTCTTGTGCTGTAGTTGGCTCCGGCTTTACGGGCAAAGTTAACTTTTACACCCTCTGAATCAGTCACAACGACATCGTTAAAATCAGATCGGATGTTGTCCCAAAAATCATCCCAGTCCGGCGGCACTTCAAACTCGGCGTCAATCGTCGCTGGTGAGCCAGATCCGCCTGTGGCGTTGATTCCTACAATCTGACGTCTTCTATATTCTGCATCAAACCAAGTCATATTTAGATCCCTGTTCTACTCTGAAATGTTATTGTGACCTCAATATAACCGATCGCAACGTTATCGAGTCCGAATCTATCACCCTCGATTGCTGTAAAGTTGCAGATCACATTGTCGATCGTTCTAGTCGTGTCAGGATTTGCCAGCCCTAAGAATCGATCCGCTGTAATTTCTTTTATGATGTCGCTCGTTAGATTCAGGATATTTTTGGTACGGTCCGCAAGATTCGCACCACCACAAAAGCAATAGATCTCAAAGCGTCCATTCATTCGATAAGATGCAAGATTCAATCCCTGTTCTGTGGTGTAATCAATAAATGATACACTAGCGTAAGGGATTCTCGGAGGATCAAGCAGAGCGCCAATAACGACACTATTACGCATATCAAGCCCACTGTGACCAGCAGAGAAATCCGTTGCCGCCTTGCCTTGGAGCGCCTCCAATACTCTGTAAATCGTTGCATTTGACATTGTTATTCCTTAATGAGTGCGATGCGCAAAAGATCCTGTAATTTGGGCTGGATCTCTTGTTGTTGCTTTTCAACACTACGAGCCAAGAATAGACGCGGCTTTATGTATCTAGTGCCGAACTCAATGAAGCGTGCATATTCCAATTCAGCGCCGCCAAATTGCCCGCCTGCCTGAAGTATCGCTGTCGGCTTGCCGTCTACCACTGCAAAGCGTCCCGCAATGCTTTGACGCAGTCGCCCCGTTTGATTGTTGAATCTAGAAAATGCGACTTGCTTAGATCGTCCCTCCATTTGTAGAGCGGCAATCTTCAAGCGCTTTTCTAACTGATTCAGCAGGCGAGTCTTGGCCCCTTTCATTTGCGGAGACAGTTGATCAAACTCCATCACAGCCCCCTATATGATCACAACTGAATTGCGATACGGATAGAGGATCTCTTTGACTTCAGGCGGGATAGTGTTGGGCAGATATGACGTTGTCGCCTGTCTGACTGTCTGACTCTTCTTTCCTTGGCTTGTCTTTGCTCTGTGGAGTTGAGAGGCATAAACACAAACGGCATGCACAATGTTTTTATGATACAAAGTGAATCCAAATGTCCCGATAACTTTATTACCCCGATACGCTTTTGTGAATCCAACAGTGCTTGTATTTGTTTTGATGATTAGCAAGCCCTGTTGTTTATCGATCTCGTACTCATCCGATTTCACTTCTGTATCTGCGCCATATTCACGATCGGGATCTGCGTGTACGCTGGTGATTGTTACAACTGGCCTAAGTGGCAATTGCAAAACGCTTATGTCATCAATCCAGTATGAATCGATATACAGCGTGTAAGTGTTCACATCTAGTTTCGGCGTGTTGCTACTGTCAGGCGAAGGAAAGCCGAGGAAACGTGCGATCGTTGCCTCGACTCTATCAAGTAAATTGGATAGTTCTGTATCGCTGCCTGTGCCAGTAACTTCAGGCAAGTACTCCTTTAATATATCGGTTGTAACAAGAGGCATACATTTCTATCCAAAGTCAGTTAGTTAGTAAGAACGTGCTTGACGCAAGTGCAAAGAAACTCCAACGTCAGCAGTAACACCGGCGCCGGCTTTTCCCAAACGAACTTTTAATGCTGTGCCAGCCTCAAAGATTGCCTTGTCAGTATTGCCCTGATCAATCATATCAGCAGGAGCGTCGGCGGTTAATGTGCCTTGTGCGCCTGTTGCTGTTGAGTATTTGAAAAGTTCAGTTGCTTTGTCGTTTCCGATCACTCTGATCTCTGCATAGTTTGAAGCGTGACCAGTGACATCTGCCTCAATAGCGACAACTTTACAAGCGATAACTTCAACACGTTCATGGAATACAAGAACAAATTCGTCAGCATTTGAGCCTGTGGCTTCAAGGTGTACATTTTGCGGATAATAGTAAGACATTATATTCTCCAATAAAGGGGCGGGGAGCAGTGCCCCCCTATTTATTCATAGATTAAAGATTGAAACCAAATGCAACGTTTTTAACATCAGCAGCATCAAGGCTATCAAAAGTCAAGCGCTCAGTTGCAACCATATTATAGGCGCCGCTCTTGATGTCTTGCTCTTGTTGGATTGAGATTCCACGACGTGCAAAGATGTTCCAAGAGTCACGAGAAACGCAAAGCATCCCAGTTGTAGAGCCTGATCCGGTAAATTTACCAGTAGTATGCAAGTCATCAGACAAGAAACGAGACACGACGATCGGCATGCCGAAGATCGATCCAAGTTGCCCGCTCAATATTGTGCTTTGAGGGCCGAACTTATCAAGGGTGATAACTTGGTCAAGTCCCATCAAGTTTTCGTAAAGAGCCTCGGGAGATACGATCAATACTTTGTCAGCCGCTGCGTATTCGCCCAACTTGCTGATCAACTCTAGCAACTTAGTAGCCGAGAAAGTGTTGATGTCCAAAGTAGTCGCTTTATCAAAAGCAGCAGCACGCAAACCAGTCCACAAACGACGGTGATCATTTGAGCCGCCTAAGCCGCTAGCGCCCCATCTTTCACGTATATTCCAAGATGCGATCGCATCTTGATGAGTGCTTGCTGAATCACCGTTAATCAAAGCATCTTCAACAGCATCACGCATATCTTTCGCAATCATGCGTTGCATTGCAGGCAACAACAAAACGGCTGAATCTTCGATCAATTCTTCGTCAAGAATGTAACGAGTTGACAAGCCTTTTGCAGTGATTTGAGCCTGTCCCATTTGTACAGTAGATACAGGGTACAATGCTGGATTGTCGCTGCTTACGGTGCCTTTGATGTAAGGGCGGCCGCCTCTGTTGATGCGAGGGGCAAGCATAGTGTTAGATGTCATTTGCACTTCAGAGAATAAAGAGCGTACAACTGTAGGCACTTGGTATTCCATATGCAACTCAGCCAAGAATTGATCCGGAATCAATTCAGCACCAACGCCGGCGCCGTCGTAGTTTGCTTTTGAAACTTGAGCAGCGATAGAGCGAGGAGCAACAGCCAAATGACGGGCAATAGCAAGATCCAATTTAGGAGTGCTTTGATCGCCGACAAGCATGCTCTTAACCATCATGCGATCGTTTGCAAGGCGCTTCATTTCAACGTGCCAGTTTGACAAGTTTTCGTCTGTATCCAACAAGCCGGATTCTGTTACAGTTTGTACGCCTGTAGCAGTTTTAACTTGAGTCTTTCCAGTGGTCCAGCGGATCGATCCGTCTTTGTTTACGAACTTCTTTAGTTCTGAATCAGTGCCGGTAACTTCGACAGAATCAGCACGATACACTGATTCCTCCATAAGGCGCTGGGTTTCTTTCAAAGACTTGACTTGTTGCTCGATGTTAGCAACTTTCTCGTCTTGATTGTTGCGGAGGTTTCTCAACTCTCCCATGATTTGCTTAACTGCATCAATATTCGACATAATTTACTCCAATGTCTAATTGTTAAATTGTCTAAGTTCACGAAGGAAGTCGTCGAGACTCATGAATTTTTCTTCGTCTTCGTCTTCATCCTTCATTTTATCTTTTTCGTCTTCGCTATCTTCGTCATGATATGAGGCATCCTTATCATCATCATCGTGATAAGAATCTTCTTTATGATCTTCATCGTGTGCCCGCTCTT